AGAGATGTTCTCCTATCAGCACGCTACTATTCAGTATGATAGGTAGCAGTAGCAGACTAGGGTCAACTCGTATTGACCCCAGGATGTTTAATGGAGAGTAGAAGCAGTATATGTATCTACAGAAAAGATTTTCCCGTACAAAGTATATCCCCTACCACTGTCCCAGTATGTCCTATTTTGTACTACTTTTGGGCAGGCTTTAAAAAATAGTTAGGCCAAAAACGTCCGTTTTGGCCATTTGGACAGGTTAATACTATATAGAGACTATTTATTTTTTACAGTAGCAAGTTCTTCAGGAACTTGCGTTACAGACTGTATCTACTACCTGTTACTAACAGGTTGTAACAGAATGAAAACGGGACAGGACTAATGACTTTTAATAAGGGTACTACTAACCCAAAAACGCTGGCTATGGCAGGAGCAAAGGCCAAGGTTCTAGCCTTGGTGGCCGAAGGCCACTCTGTCCACAAGGCTATGGAGATGTGCGGGAAGAAACCCGACACCGTAAGAATCTGGTGCCTACGAGATAAGAAGTTCGCCTCAGACCTAGCCGAGGCTAAGGAGACCGCAAAGGATGCTTCCCTTGCCTCTCTGGGTATCCCAAAAGAAGAAATAGATTTCCCTAAGTTCTCCGAGATATTTTTAAACCAGAGGGTGTTCCCTCACCATATGGATTGGATTGACCTACTAGAGGATAGAGAGCCTTCTTGGCTCCACCCTAGTATGGTTTACGAAAAGGCTGACCCAACACGTTTGCTAATTAACGTGCCACCTGAGCACGCCAAGAGCACAGTCATAACCGTAAACTACTCCACATATCGCATTGCCCTCAATCCAAATATCCGCATCATAGTGGTTTCTAAAACGCTTATCAAAGCACGCGAGTTCGTGTACGCAATCAAGCAGAGACTCTCCCACCCAAGATGGTTGAAGTTGCAAACAACTTTTGGACCAGAAGGGGGTTGGAAGGAAGACTCAGATACTTGGCGAGTTGATACCGTTTACCTTGGGGGCGATGCCCGAAATTCATCTGAGAAAGACCCAACCATTCAAGCACTTGGTATGGGTGGACAGATTTACGGTGCACGTGCTGACCTCATCATTCTTGATGACTGCATTACTACAGCCAACGCACACGAGTATGAGAAGCAAATCAACTGGCTACAAAAAGAAGTTATTACCCGCTTGGGTAAAAATGGTAAGTTATTAATCGTAGGGACACGAATTGCAGCGCAAGATTTTTACAAAGAACTCAGGGAAGCCAAACACTGGTCTGGTGGTAAAAGCCCTTTTACTTATATGGGTATGCCTGCTGTATTGGAATATGCGGAAAGCACGAAGGACTGGCAAACGCTCTGGCCTAAGTCGGATACTCCCTGGGATGGGGATTCTGATGTTCCTGACGAAGAAGGATTCTTCCCGAAGTGGGACGGCAAAGCATTAGCAAGAAGACGTAGTGAGGTAACACCATCAACATGGGCGTTGGTGTACCAACAAGAAGATGTTTCTGAAGATAATATATTTCCTCCAGCGATTGTCCAAGGTTGTATTAATGGACAACGCAAACGCGGCCCGCTGAAAGCGGGTGCCGTGGGACATCCCACGCACATTGAGGGGTATACAATAATAGGGTTTGACCCCGCAATGGGCGGGAATGCCGCGTTTGTGGTGACTACCTATAACAGACGTGATAGCAGAATATATGTTCTTGACTGTGTAAATATGTCAGACCCAACACCACAGAAGATTCAAGAAGCCATTGAGCAATTGGTTGATAAATACAAACCACAAGAACTACGAGTTGAGATTAACGCTCATCAAAAGGCTTACTCACTAGATGATGATTTAAGAAATTGGCTTGCAGCGTATGGGTGTAGATTAGAGTCTCACTTTACAGGCAAGAACAAATGGGATTCTAACTTTGGTGTAGCAGGTATGTCTATGCTAATGGGAACTCTTAGAGATGAGAAGTTCCAAAAGAATAACGTTATTGAGTTTCCTTCTACGGAACACTCAGAGGGTATGAAGGCACTAGTCCAACAGTTAATAACTTGGAAACCTAATACCCGTGGTAAGACTGACTGTGTTATGGCGTTGTGGTTCACCGTGCTTAGAGCAAGGGAATTTATGCAACAGACTGGCAACATAAGCAGGTATGCCAATAACCGCTGGGCAACCAGAGCGCAGAAGGATAGAAGATTTTCAGTTAATTTAGACGAAGCCTTTGCAGAGCAATGGCAAGACATATACGGATAAGGACGCACTATGGCAAATCCAATCAAGTTAGTTAAAGCAGTTAAGAAAGCAGCAGCAAAGAAATCTGCATCTAATGCAAACAAGCGTGGGCTTAAGGCTGCTAATAAACCACGTGGACTTAAGTATAAAGATGCAAAAGGCAAAATACGTAAATCAAAAAATATTAAATTAGACAAAGAAATTTCAGATTTAGACGCATATATGAAAGCATCAAACCAATACAATTTAAAAACAGGTAGCGATAAAATTATTGCTGGCACGGCAAATAACCTTAAATATACACCCCCAGCACGTCCAAATCGTGTTCGTGGCGGAAGCATGGGAAGTAAAGTTAACTGGCCAAAGGGTATGAAGTAATGGCTAAGTCTAAGAAGATGGCACCTGGTGCTTTTAAGAAATCTAAAACATCTCCAGTTGCCCCAATACTTTCCGATGTATTTATTCCTAAAACTTTAGGAGACGCTGCTTTGTATGCAGTACCATGGGCTAAAGCCACTCGTGCTATAGGTGGTATTGGCAAAAAGGGTGCTAAGTACGTAAACAAAGTTTATAGAAATATGGGTAGATAATATGCCTGTCGCTAAAATTGCTAGCATCATTGCTAAGAAGCGTGCCGCTGATATTGCTAAGAAAAAAGTAGCAAAGATACCTGCAGGTCAAGCCCGTAAAGTTGCTAAAGAACAAATGAAGAATGCTGGTAAAAGACCTGGAAGAAAAATTTCTAAAAGAACTGGTCTTTCTGAATTTGAAAAAGCAATGACCCAAAAAAGATTTCCAATTGAAAGAAAAGAACTTGGTCGTTCTATTAAACCAAAAGATGTTATTTTTGGTAGAGTAGTTGCAAAAGAAGAAATGCGTAAAAAGTTGGCAACTCCCCCTGCTAGTCGTAGTACGTCAAAACGTAGTCCAGTTCAATTAACTCGTGGCTCTTCAATTGCTAAGCGTTCAGAGGTTGAAGAAGTAGCAGCAAAACGTTTAGCAAAACAAGAAAGAAGACAAAAGTTAGAGGGCATGTTAAAGAAGATGGACCCTGCTGATAGAAAACGTTTTGAAGCAAGAGTACAAATTAAAAGAGCGCAGCGTGAAGAGTCTGCTGGTAAAACTAAATATGGTATGGATGTAAAGTCTCCTCGTGAAAGACTAGACGAACAAGTTGTAGAACGTGCTAAAGAACTTTCTTTTCAAGAAAGAAATGAAATTGCTAGAAAACAAGCAATGGAATTTGCGCAACGTAGAGAATCAGATAAACGAGTCCAAGAAGCATTAAAAGAAATTGCTCGTAGAGAAAGAATGCAAAGAGGCAAAAGATAATGCCTAATCCTAAAAAAATTGTTAAGACTGTTAAAAAGGCTACAAAGAAAAAACCAATGAGTCCTAAACAAAAGACTTATCAAATCCGTGGTGCTGAACAAAAAAGAGAACGAGAACTAGAAGCAAGAGGCGGAAGAGCCTCTGCTGAGTTTATTGCAAAACTAAGAAGAGAAACATTTCCTGAACAATACAAATAAGGGTAGGTAGTTAATTGCTAAGTATTGAACAAATTGCAGCGAGAGTTGACTCTCTTAAACATCGTGCTGCTGACCAAGATGCTAGAGCACAAGATGTTCTTGCTGTCCGTAAAGGCAAGATTGCATCTGTCTATCCAGAGTTTTTTCCAGAGGGTGTAGACGCAAATGTCGTTGCAAATTTTATTGATATCGTTGCCAGAGACCTGTCAGAGGTTATGGCACCACTTCCTGCAGTTAACTGCTCGGCCGCTAATCAGGTCAGCGACCGTGCTCGTTCTTTTGCTGATAAGCGTACTCGCATTGCCGCTAATTATTTTGCTCACTCAGATTTACAAGTACAGATGTACACAGGTGCAGACCACTACATCACATTCGGTTTCGTCCCATTCATAATTGAATTAGACGAAGAGGCAGGGCTGCCGCGTATTAGAGTAGAAAGTCCAATAGGGGCTTACCCAGAGTTTGACCGCTACGGACGCTGCATTGCCTTTGCTAAAAGATACTCACTATCAATTGCAGAATTGGTATCTCAATTCCCAGAATATGAAATGCAACTTCTGGGTAGAGAAGGTTATCGCCAGGACTTAAATGCAACGGTTGACTTTGTTCGTTATTACGATAAAGACCAATCATTAATTTATATACCTAGCCGTAATAACCTAGTTCTATCTCAAGCGGTTAATCCACTTGGAAAGATGATGGTTGTTGTTGCTAGACGTCCAACTGTTGATGGTGAAATGCGTGGACAGTTTGATGATGTTTTAGGTATCCAACTGCTTCGTAATAGGTTCGCATTACTTGCGATGGAAGCAGCAGAGAAATCTGTTCAATCACCAATTGTTGTTCCACAAGATGTTCAAGAAATTGAGTTTGGCGGAGATTCAATCATCCGCACAAATAACCCAGCAGGTGTTCGCCGTGTTGAACTGCCTATACCTAATGGTGCATTTACTGAACAAACATTACTACAGCAAGAACTAAGAACTGGAACTCGTTATCCAGAATCACGTACTGGTAATCTTGATGCAAGCATTATTACTGGTCAGGGTGTTCAAGCCCTTATGGGTGGTTTTGATACACAAGTTAAATCCGCTCAGGCTATCTTTGCTTCAGCACTTAAAGATGTTATCTCAATCTGTTTTGAGGTTGATGAGACATACTTTGATTTTGACAAGACAGTCCGTGGTGTAGATGCTGGTTCTCCATATAGCATTGATTACAAGCCTTCAAAAGATATTAAGAAGGATTACTCAGCCGATGTTCGTTATGGAATGTTGGCAGGACTTAATCCAGCACAGGGACTTATCTTTATGCTACAGGCATTAGGCGCTAAAATTATTTCTAAAGATATGGTTATGCGTGAACTACCATTTGGTATCAACGTAACTCAAGAGCAAGAGAAGATTGAAATTGAAGAGATGCGTAACTCTTTGATGGGTTCACTACAAGCATATACACAGGCGATTCCACAAATTGCTGCACAGGGTGGAGACCCAAGCGATATTGTTATGAAAATTGCTGACGTTATTAAAGCACGTCAAAAGGGAGTAGCAATTGAAGACGCCATTGAGGAAATATTTAAACCTGAAGAATTACCTCCTGCTGGCGCTACTCAGGTTGAGCAAACGTCCCCTGCTCCCGCTGCACCAGTAGGAGGCATCTCACCTACTGCAGCCCAAGGTGGTGGACTACAAAGTCTTTTATCTAGTTTAACCGCTGGTGGACAGGCTAGTGCAAGTGCAAGGACAGTTGTAAGGCGATAAGTTAGAAGGGGACTATGACTGCAATAGTAGGCATTCAGGGAAAAGGTTGGGCTGTGCTTGGCGCAGATACAGTAACCTCTTACCAAGATAGACCATACGTAGCCAAAGGCTGCGACAAAATAGTTAAAATTGGTGAGTATCTAATTGCAGTTGCAGGTGATGCAATTGTAGGAGATATCTTAAATAACTTATGGCAACCACCTAAAGTAATTAAGACGCAAGACCCAGATAGATTTATGATGATTAGGGTATTGCCATCTATGAAACAAACCATAATAGATGGTGGGTATGACCCAACACCTAAAACAAAGAATGATGATGATTCTGGATGGGACGCATTAGTTTGTTTTAATGGAAAGATATTCCAAGTTAGTGATGACTATGGATATATGAGGGATGACAAAGGTTTGTATGCTATAGGTTCTGGTGGAACATTAGCCCTTGGTGCATTAGCAGCAATGGAGTCTGAAGTTAAAACCCACGCTAAAGCATCTGGTGCAGCAAAGAAAGCAATTAATATAGCAATTGAATATAACGTGTGGTGCGGTGGTACCGCAAACATTAAAACACAATTTACTAAGTAGGAGGAAGTGTGGCACAGCAAGGTGGATATAGAAAACCGAATAACCCAGCCCCAGTATCAGGCCCTGGCTCTCTTAGTCAACGTACTGACGGGGGTCCAACACAACCTGCAACCTACATTCCAGGATTACCATATGGACAAGGACAACAAACCTACGACAATCAAGTAGCAGCACCTATGGCTGGTAATCCAATTCCACAAATGGAAATGCCAACACCATTGTTAGCCCCTACTGCACGTCCTAATGAACCTATTACATCTGGAGTTGATATAGGTGCTGGACCTGGCTCAGAAGCAAAGCCGACATTGCCTAATCCTTCATATACAATCCAAGAAGTAATTAGAAACTTAATCCCATACGACCCATCTGGTGATGCAGAATTAATATATAGAAGTTTACTTGACGAAGGGTACTAATGGCATATCGTCTTAATCCAATAGTAGCCAAGGCTAGTCCCAACCTTTATGCCGCTGCTAAAGCCGCAAATATTCCTATGGAACAGGGAACCCAATTAGAACAATTTAGTTGGACTGTTGAAAAAAATAAAAAATTAAATCAATTACCTATTGATGCTGCCCGTAAAGAATTTGAGGGTTTAGACCCTAGTGCTCAAGAAAAACTAAAGTTTTTATTTCCAGAATCAGATTATCAATTAGCAGAACCAGGTGCTAGTAACTATCTTACTGGTGCAATAAAAACTGGATTTACAGTTCTTAAGAGTCCATTAGTTTTATTGTTTAAGGCTGCTGGTGTTTTCAATAGAGCAATTAATACACCCTACCTACTAGCCCGTCAGGCTGCACAAGGTGAAGGTTTATTTACTAAAGAATCATTTAGTGATGCTTGGGATGGTCGCAGAGTTTATGACCAAGGAGCATTAACAAATGCTATGGATTATTTTGGTGTTGAAAAAGTAGAGATAGCAAAAGGTTTAATTGCTGGTAAAAAACCAGGAGAGATTATTGCTAGCGCTGGTGGTGCAATAAATCCAAAAATGCTAGATGCTTTAGAAGAAGCGTATAATAATCCAGAAGCATTTCAGCAAGTAATGGATGGCGTTAAGAATGCACAAGTATCTCCAGGTAGAGATATTAGCCGTGCTACTGGAATACAAGGCATCTCTGGTCCTATAGATTTTATATATCAAATTGCAGTTGACCCACTAACTTATGTTACTGGTGGTGTAAGCGCTGCTATTAAAGGCAGAGTACTTGGTATGGCTAATCAAACTGGTACTCAAATGCGTAAGACTATTGAGCAGTTTGGTGTTGCTGGAGTAAGAGATATATTCCGAGACAACAAAGATGTAGTTAAGTTATGGGATGACCAACTAGGTCCTGAAATTAAAAGACTTAATGCCGAGCCAGATGAGATTGCTAAAATTGGAATACGTAATGATATTAAAAGACGTTTTCCTGGTTATAACAACGATGAGGCCATTGACTTCCTAGAAAGAAACAATGTTGTCAATGCTAGTCGTGCTCAAACAGTTTTTACAAATGTTGATAATCTATCTATGTTTATGGCAGGTAGAGTTGAGGGTGCTCAGTTCTTCCGCAATGGTATAGCCACTGCAAGAAACCAACGCAGGTTAACTACTGGTGCTCAAAAAGCACTAAGTAATTTCCTAAATCCTGCATCTGGTACTACTAAAGAAATTGCTAAGTCAGTTGATGAAATATCAAAGTCACTTGTTAAAGCAGGTTCTACCCGTGAGGCTGAGTTAATAGGTCCAGAAATAATAGACTTTACAAAATTTACCCGTAAGAATCTTAAAGAAAAAGTTTCTCTTCTTTTAGCACGTACTCCACAAAATAAAGAGATTAAACTTAATGTTACTGACAGTAACCAGTCTATTAAAACTGCAAACGTCTTTAGAGATACAGCACGTCAGGTATTGCCAAAGGATTTGTCAGAGGCTTTAACTGTTAAGTTTATTAACTCTACTGCAAATGACCAAGTTGCTATGCTTCGTAGCCTTGATGTTGCAATTATGCAACGTTTGGGAATTGAAGGCACAGAAAAGGGTAGAGATTACATAAGAAAAACCCTTGAAGAAAAATATGGTTCTTCAGTTGGTGTAGCAGTTACTGAAAAATTAGATGTTCCTATAGGTTTTGAAAATGTTGTATCCAAGGCTGGTGTTAAACTAGATGGCGATGCAGTAAAATTTGACTCAGAAGGTATTATCCACCCATTTCAAGAGCGTGGTGCAATATCTACCCTTGATTATCAACAACTAGCACAGTATTCCTATGAAGCAAACAGAGGAAAATTAGTTTCCGCTATGTTTGGTGGCGCTACAAGTAGCGCATTAGCAACTGGAATTGTTAATTTCTGGTCTTTGTTTACACTTTTCCCACGTTTAGGTATACGAAGCAGCATTGATGAAGGTTTTATTTACTATCTGACAGCACCTGCTAAGGATTTATTCCAATACTTAGACCGTAAAGGTCATAGAATGGGCAGAATTGCTGCTGCATACTCTGGTTCTAGGAGTGGTGAACAGTTAAGAGTTAAGATTTCTAGAGCAATGGGTAGAAAAACCCCTGCTGATATGTACGATAAAGATGCAAGATTGGCAATGATTAGCGATTACGCTAATACAGTTGGCAAAGAGCCAGAAGAACTAACATCTTTAGAGCGTAAGTTAGCCCAAGCCCAATATATTACTGAGGCAATGAACCGTAAAGGTTTTCTTGGTAAACTAAATGATAATGAAGTTCAGTTCTTAATACAAGGATTAACTTTAAACTCACAATATCTAACTGCAGGTACCAGGTCTATTGCTGCAGGAGCAAGCCTTGTTGGACGTCAGTCAACTGAGGTTGCTGAAGAGTTAGTTAATATGAGTAACCTTGATATAGCCGTAGGTCTTTTCCCAGATTTGGCTAAAGGTAAAACTGGTCAAAGAATAGATACAGAGAAGTTGGCTTCACTTCAAGCCCTTGCAGGTCGTGGTGTTTCTTTAGTTCATTTTGAAAATTTTGTGCAACGCTTCTATGGTAATACTAGAAAGATTCAAGGTATTAGTGAGAAGTATAAGTTTAATCCAGTTGCTGCGTTTGTATTAAGCAAAGGCTTAAGAACAGAGCGTGACTTTGCTGGTGCTAAAACTTACCTATTAGAAAACGTAGGTCTAAGAAAAAATACAGACCTACTTGGTAGATTTGATGAGGATGTAATACCTACATTAGGTGTAAAAATTACACACTCAGTTAAAGACCCAGAAGCACTAAAAGACTTTTTAAATATGACAGCCCATACTAGCGCTTTGCGTTTGCAAGGACTAGATGATATGGAAATTGCTGAGGTTTTAATTGACCGTGTTCTACTAGATATGCGTCAGACTTTCCACGGTAGTGCATCAGGGTTCAATGAAGCATTGTTTAATAAGTTAAAATCTACCTACGATGATATAGTAAAAGAAGAATTAGAGTCTGGAAACAGAGTATCCAATAAGGCTCAAAAGGCAGCACAAAGAATAACATTTGAAGAGTTTGAAGAGTTAACTAAAGGCTATCAACCTAAAGGTAAATTGTTTACTACCCTTGAAGGTCCAGGTATTTCTGATATGGAAAGTGCCTATGCCAAACTAGGCAACGGTATGATGGAATTAATGGATAACCAAGTAACAGGTATCCTGCGTCAACCAGTAGTAATGATTAAGTACTTAGATGTACGCAAAAATTATGCTGCATTAGAAAAACAAATGGCTACAAAACTTTACTTAGACAAACTAAAAGAGTATGAAGACGAAGGTAAAGTTCTAGGAGATAAAGTTAAATCAGCAATCCTAGAGGATACAAAACAGCATGCTCAGAAACTTATAACAGAAGTATCTGTTCAAGAAGCAGCAGATTCTGTATTAAAGTTTGTTGATAACCCTAATGTTAGAACTAACTTTGCTGTAGCAGTCCGTAATACTGGTCGCTACTACCGTGCCACTGAGGATTTTTGGCGCAGAATTTACCGTCTAAAAGATATAGGACCTAGAGTTCTATACCGTATGCGATTAATGCACCTTGGTTTAGATGCTGCAGGTGGCGTATATAAAGATAACAATGGCGAACCATACATTATGATGCCAACAGACAACGTTATATTTGGCGTTGTAGATGCCACAGTTCGTGCATTAGGACCAGGTGAGCAGAGTTTCAAACAACCAAAGTTTAATGAGTTTACATTTAAACTAACCTTGGCTAACCCTTCATTCAGCCCAGATGCTGGTATGCCCACGCTATCTGGACCTATTGGTGCACTAAGCGTGCTAACTATGAAGTCTTTATTGGGTAAAGTACCACCAGCCAAAGAGTTATCAGAAGAGTTAGATAACTACGCCCTTGGTGATATAGGCGATGGTATGACAGTAATGCGTGCTTTAGTTCCTTCATCATTGCAAAAACTATATTCAATAGTACCTAAAGATGAAAAGGATAGGCAAGAATCTACTGCTGCTATGCAGGCTATTGCTTACAATCAAGCCTTTAGTACTGATGAGCAGATGGCTAAGTACTTAGACCCTAATGCATCAGCAGAGGATAAATACAACTACTTAAAGCAAATTAGAATATCTGCACATAACGTAGTTGTTATGCGTAATATTATTGGTTTATTCTCACCAATTGCACCATCAGTTCAAGAGAGTATTAACGTTCCAGACTACCTCAAAGAGGTGGGTATAACAGGACTACGTCCAGAGTTTTATGACCTAGTTAATGCAGTAACTCAGAAATATAAGGGTGATGTTCAAGACCCATATGAGTTAGCAGTTGCTACATTTGTAGGTAAGAATCCAGGTAAGTTAATCTATACAGTTGCTCGTAATGAGAAGCAAACTAACGTAGTTATTCAGAAGACTAAGGCTGTTAAGTCTTGGGCTATACAGAATGAAAGCAATGTTAAAAAGTATGGTGAGGCAGCCTGGATATTTGCACCACATACAGGAGAGTTTGATGCCCCTACCTATGCATATCTAGAGGCAGCAGGACTACTTCAGGATAAGTCTTTAGAGAGATACTACCTAGATGTTTTGGTGGCTAAGGACAAGCAAGCCTATTACGATATTGCTAAAGAAGAAAAAGAGTTCTTAAGGTCAACACCTAGCATTAGTGCTCGTAGAGCAAAGATTGCTGAAGCAACAAGACAGCGTGCTTTACTTAAGGTATCTAATCCATTACTTGAGGCAGCCCTTGTGGCTGGTGGTAATGAGGTAGCAACAGAACTAAATATGTTGTCTAACCTTGAAGAGATGATTAAAGATTCATCTATTAATATGCCAGTTGGAACACGTCAAAGACTAGCAATGGTTACATCAAGAGTCCGTCAGTTTGTATCTTTGGCTAATGATGCTTCACTTCGTGAGGCAGAAAACTTTGCTGATATTAAAAGAAACTTCAGAAATGAAGTAGAGAACTTAATTGCAAGTTTAAGTACTGGAGATGCTGTCTTGACAGAAGCAAGCAGAGCAATATTTAAATCAATTCTTGGTTACTACTCACGCGATACCTATACCGCTAAAGCATATAAAGGATACTAATGGCTCAATTAACAGAACGTGATTTAAGAGACAAGCAAAGAGGTCTTAAAGCATTAAATTCCCGTGACCAGCGGGATATGGACCTTCAGCGTCAGGATATGGCTATTTGGGATGATGATGATAGACCAAGTGCTGTTAGTAGATACAATGCAGCAAAGGCTAGATTAACTGAATTAGATGCTCAGGTTACTGCACGTATTGCTGAAATAGAATCAATTAGTGTTCAGTTATCTACTATTGCAGATGCTAAAGCAAAAGAAAAAAGAACTAAAGAAATTGAAGATAAGAAAAAAGAACAAGCAAGAGCGGAAGAAACTCTTCAGAGAGATAAAGCCGCAAAACTAAAAGCAGAGATTGAAACCTTAGAAGCGGCACAGATAACTGCAGATGGTGGTACTCCTGGCATTAAGCCATATGAGGGTGATAATGAGTTTGTAAAAGATGTTAATGCTAAAGGTTTAAAGGTAACAGTTGACCCTGGTACTGGTGGTAGTTGGGTTAGTGGTACTGAAGGTGATAGTCAGGTTCAACAGTATATTTACATAGGACCTCAAACTAAAGTTCCATTATTTATGAAAGATAAGCCTGGCCAACTTGTTAATGATTATGCGCCTTCTACATCTAATTTTGATGGAGTAAGAAAAAGAGTTATAGAAGATTCTATTAAATCTCCTCGTGGTCTTAAGGGTTTATTTGATGACTTAAGAAATGCTGGTCTTAGAATCCCTCAGAACGATTACAATAGACTTGATACTACTAGTGAGAGTTTTGGCAAAGCATTATCATACGCCTTACAAAAACATACTAAGGCAATGGTAAATGATTTAGAGATTAATAAGAATATTAACCCAAAGTCATTCTTTCAATATGTACAGGAAGACCTTAAGAGTGCTGGCCTTGGTGGTCCACAGGTAGATTACAATGAGTATGTAACTAAAAAGGATGAAGCAGATTCTGACCTAAATAGATTCTTTATAGACTATGTAGGAAGAGCCGCTACAGATGAAGAACTAAACAAATACTACAAAGATTTAAGAGCACTAGAAAAGAAAAATGCTCAAGTTACTACTACTAAAGATACAGATTCTGGTGGTACCTCAAAGGTAACCACAGGTGAGTATCAATTAGATGCTGAAGATATACTTCAACTACAGCGTAAAATTGCTGGCAAAGCACTTGATGGCTCTGATATTGATACAGTATTAAAGGGTGGTTCAGGTGCTGCTCAAGCAGTTAATAGCACACTAGCCTATGCTAAGAAGTATGGCGTAACACTAACTAATCAAGATGCCTTGAAGTATGTAGCAAATTCATTAAAGAATAATGAAAACAATACTAAAGCAATTAATGCAAAGATACTTGCTATATCTAAGGCTACTTATTCTAACCTAGCAGATGTTCTATCTGAAGATGTTGACCTTGATGATTTATCTGCTAACTATAAATATGCAATGCGTCAGATTTTAGAGATACCAGAAAACCAAGTTGATACATTGAATCCAACCATTCAATTAGCACTTAAGAATAACGGAAATAAAGGAGCAATGAACTTGACTGAATTTGAACGTGTCCTTAAAAAGGACCCACGTTGGGGTAATACTTCAAATGCTCTAGAGACTGCTGCTGGATATGCCAACAATATTCTTCGTAACTTTGGATTGATAGCATAATGGCAACTAAAAAATCTAAAATGTCCGCAGAAGAAAAAGCGGTTAGAGATGCATTAGCAGCCGTTCAGGCTGATACTGGACTAGCAAAGGCACAAGAAATAATAAAAACTGGGGCTGTCCCTTTACCAACCATTACTGCTAAATCTACTTATGAAGAATCAAGAAGTTTAGTTTCACAGATATCTGACCCAAAAACACGAGCAGCATTTGAAAAAGCCTATGCTGGTATAGATGTTCAAACAGAAAAAGTTGCAAAACAATATGAGGACCTTGGTTATGTATATAATCCAGATACTGGACAAGTAACTCCCAAAGGAAATACTAATGTAAATACTAATGTAAATACTGGTGGAGATGCTAGTGGTAATAAAAATGTTGATATAGATAAAGGCACTAGAAATGCTTTTGCTTTACTTAAAGGTGTCTTTGCTCAGTATGGTTTAGATGACTTATCTAGCGTAATAGAAACTTTAATGAAGGAAGGGTATGAGCCAGAAGAGGCAACCCTTGCCCTGAAGACTGACCCTAAATATAACAAAGCCTATATTGCAAGATTCAGAGGAAATGAATTAAGACGTACTGCTGGATTGAATGTATTAAGCGAGGCTGAGTACTTAGCGCTAGAAGATGATTACACAAAGACTCTTAAATCATATGGTCTTGAAAGTTATTTTGGTGTAGATAAGGCTACTAAACAATCAGCAATAGCCGATGTTATTGGTGCTGATGTATCTGCTATTGAATTTACCGACAGAGTATCTACTGCTGTAGATAGAGTTAAGATGGCTGACCCAGCAACTAAAAGTGCATTCCAACAATTCTATGGTATTGGTGAAGCAGACCTTGTTAAGTATTTCTTAGACCCTAAGAAGGCTTTAGTAAACCTTAAAGAAAAGGCAACTGCTGCTGAAATTGGTGGTGCTGCAATAGGTCAAGGATTAGCAGCCACTACTACTACTGCTGAAGACCTTGCTAGATTTGGTGTTACTAGACAGCAGGCACAGGTTGGTTATGAAACCATTGCAGGAGAGTTACCTACTGCTACTAAGTTAGGTCAGATTTATGATGAAGAAGGAATTACTTACGGTCAAACAGAGGCAGAGCAAGCAACCTTTAAAGGGTTAGCATCTGCTAAACGCAAAAAAGAACAATTGGTAGAGCGTGAAAAAGCAGCCTTCCAAGGTTCATCAGGAGTAGCACAACCTGGACTATCAACTACCTACATGCGTAGGTCTAGTTCTGCAGGTTACTTCTAAATAGATTCCCTACACGGACCTACCAGCCCCGTGAGGTGTATAAGTCTGGGAGTAGAAGCCAGCCAGTTTCCCCGAACTGAACTGTGGTCTACGAACTAATCAACGAATAGAAAGGGTGGTTGCTATGAGCAACAATTACTGGGAAGACGAAGACGAAGACCAAGATAACGATACACCTCTGCAAGGTGATGACTTAGTTAAGAAACTAAGAAAAGCCAAACGTGCAGATGAGAAGCGTATCAAGGAACTTACTGAGCAACTTGAGGGTTTAACCAAGGTGCAGCGTGAGCGAGTCGTCAAGGAAGTCCTAGAGAAAAAAGGTGTAAACCTTAAAGCAGCAAGACTAGTACTAAAAGATTTAGATGATGTTAACGAAGATACAGTTTCTAACTGGCTTGACGATAACGCAGATTTATTTGGAATTAGTGTTCCTACTCAGTCTAATGCGGATAACGCATCCCTTGCGGCATTACGCCAACAGGATGTAGTTACTCAAGGGGCTATTACACCAGACCGTGAGCAAGACTTTAATTCAAGAATCGACAGTGCAGAATCTGCCGATGAGTTAATTGCATTATTGCGGTCACAACAATAATAATTCCGTTCATAGTCACTTGGAGGTGACGAAATGCCTACAGTAAATTATACAACCACAGGTTCATCCTCTCTTGGAGGAACCGCTGGTTCTGCTGGCTTAGTTCAAAAGGCGTATGACCGTCTTCTTGAATTCGCTCTCCGTTCTGAACCACTAATTCGTTCAGTTGCAGATAAGCGTCCAGCAAGACAAGCAATCCCAGGTTCAACAGTTGTTCTACAACGCTACGTTGACCTTTCAACAGCAACATCACCATTGACAGAGACAGATGATGTCGATTCAGTGGCGCTGTCTACACCAACCTCAGTAACCATTACTCTTTCAGAGTACGGTAACTCAGTATTGGTAACTCGTGCATTAGAGTTATTCTCTCTTGCAGATGTAGACCCAGCAATTGCTAACATCATTGCATTTAACCTTGCAGATTCTATTGACTCTATCGCAATGACAACATTGCGTGGTGGTTCAAACGTAATCTATTCAGGTTCAACAGCAACTTCAACTGCAACAATTACTTCAGCAGCAACTCTAAGTTCTGCTAACGTTCTAAAGGCAGTTGCAAAACTACGTGCTAACAAAGCAGTACCTCGTAAGGGTACAAACTTCTGGGCTGGTATTCACCCAGAGGTATCACACGATTTCCGCCTTGCTACTGACACAGGTAACTGGTTAGTACCAAACCAATACGGTGCTTCACAAGACCGCGTATGGGCTGGAGAAATCGGTGTATACGGCGGAGCATACTTCGTAGAGACTCCACGTATGTACAAGGCTGCAGATGGTTCTGGTGGAACCGCTGCTAACAGCGTATACCGCACAATTATTTGCGGACAGCAAGCACTTGCTGAGGCTGTAGCAGAAGAGCCACACACAGTAATCGGACCAGTAGTGGACCGCTTGATGCGTCATCGCCCAATGGGCTGGTACGGCGTATTAGGCTTTGCACGCTACCGCGAAGAGGCTCTATACAGAATCGAATCAGGTTCTTCAATCGCTGCTTAGTTGATTGACGGTAAGACACTGTTTATACGGCGAATACGTTGCAGTGTCTTACAGTAAGTTCATTAAGGAGAACAATGGCATATTATTTATTTAAAACACCTAATGTAGAAGAGGGACCAGCAGGTGGTGCTAGGCTGTTTTACTTTTATAAATTAAATAGGGGTATCAGTATTGCTAAATCTGGTGCTACTTATTCACAAGTAAGATATCCAGTAGATGAAGATATAGCAAACTACGATGAATTTTATCGTGGTGGTTATACCCATACAGTTGACGATACAACTAGAGCAGCATTAATTGCTGGGAATGTTGGTGTTACTTCAGCCAACTTTACAGCACTATGAGTTTACATCAAGAGAGAACTCATCCAGAGTTTGTAGAAGGATGCTTTGGTTGCAAGATAAGCACTCTAGAGTTAGCACCTGGAGATGCTAGAAAACAGATAGCCCAGAAGAAATGGGATGGAGAATTGGCTGCTTATCGGGCTGCTAGAGCCGAAGGCATCCAACCAGGAGGGACAACTTGGCGGCAAATTAATGCAGCACGGGAAGCCTCTGAGAAGTTAAACAAACCATATGATGCAAATACTATGCCAGCGGCTCAGAAAATAGACCAACGGGTAGCAAACACAATGCGAGAGGTAGGAATGTAATGCCAAAAGTAGGAAAGAAAAAGTTCCCATATACTGCTAAGGGTAAGGCTGCAGCCAAGGCTTATGCTAAGGGTGAGAAGATGGAATCTAAAGCAGAGAAAAAAATGGAAATGAAAATGGGCATGAAGAAGATGGCCAAAAAGAAAATGGGTAAGAAGAAGTAATATGGCACCTAAAAAACCTAAGGCAAAACCAACTGTTGTTTCAAAAATAAAAGGTAAGCCTACTCCACTTAAGGTAAAACTTACAGGTAAAGATGCTATTAAAGAATTTCAAAAGTCAATATCTCCTAAAGGTATGGCTAAGACTAAAGCAGAACAAACTGCAGCATTAGATGCATTAATGAAAAAGCGCTATGGAAAGAAGAAATAATGAAAGCCAAAAAGGGAATGGGCTTCAAAGCAGCGCAGAAGCAAATTGCGAAAAAACAAGGTATCTCACAGGAACGTGCTGGAGCAATCTTGGCTGCAGGTGCGAGGAAAGCCAGCAAGTCAGCAATTAAAAAGAACCCTAATCTATTAAAGGTTAAGGGTATGAGAAAAGCAGGACGAGGAAAGTAATGTCATCGGGTCAACGCAAACGCCACGATGGATTCAATAAATCTATTATGCGTGATGGAGTAATTGTTATTCTTAGAAAGAATGGCACCGAAAAAGTTCGCCTTGACCCTAAGACAAAAGAAGTAATTAAGGGGAGCAAATGAAAGATTCAAGATTAAAGAGAGCAGGAGTATCTGGTTTTAATAAGCCAAAGCGTACCCCTAATCATCCAACTAAATCACACGTAGTAGTGGCTAAAGTTGGTACTCAAGTTAAAACAATTAGATTTGGACAGCAAGGTGTAACTGGAGATAGACAACCTACTGCTAGACAAAAATCATTTAAAGCACGCCACGCTAAGAATATTGCTAAGGGCAAAATGTCTGCAGCGTATTGGGCAGATAAGGTTAAGTGGTAATGGCCTATACCAATCCTGAACTTAGAAACCGTATTAAGAATCGTGTTATGGCTAGTTCTAAAGGTGGTAAACCTGGGCAATGGTCTGCACGTAAAGCACAACTTGTAGCACTTGCATATAAGAAGGCTGGCGGTGGTTATTCAGGTAGTAAGAGTAGTAAGCAAAAGTCTTTATCTAAGTGGACCAAAGAAGATTGGGGCACTAAGTCTGGCAAGCCCAGCACTCAAGGTAACAAGGCTACTGGAGAAAGATACCTACCTAAGAAAGCAAGACAAGCATTGTCTTCATCTGAGTACGCAGCAACTAGTAAGGCTAAGCGTGAGGGTATGAAAAAAGGTAGGCAATTTGTAAAGCAACCTAAATCAATAGCAAAGAAAACAGCAAAGTACAGATAGGGACACAGGGGACTATGAGCAAAAAAGATTCTATAGCACTTGTATGGTGTGATAATGGAATGGTAGATGGCAAGTTTATGCAAGGCGTAGCAGATGTAATGCTAAAGTCTGGCGTAGAATTTGCTACAACATTACGTAGCCAAGGCAATCAAATTGGCAGACAGCGACAAACAGTTTTTGATTACTGGTATGACAAGACTGATTACGAATGGTTATTCTGGGTAGACTCAGATGTAGTAATTAGTCCAGAAAAGTTTAGATTATTATGGGATAGTAGAGATGCCGAGAAGCGTCCTATGATTACTGGAGTATATTTTACTACAGATAATCCAGAGGAACCTTTAATGGTTCCAATGCCTACATTATTTAGTTTTGTTGCTAATGAAGATGGTGGCTTTGGATTAGCCAGAGTACACCCTATGCCTCAGAATCAATTAATTAAAATTGATGCAGCAGGTATGGGATTTATCCTAATGCATAGAAGCATAGTACCTAAAGTCCGTGAAGTAGCAATTGACAAAGTAGTCTTTATGGAAATGGGTAGAGGTAAGAAATTTATAGGCGAAGATATATTCTTTTTTGCACTATGCGATAAAGCAGAAGTTCCACTATATGCTCATACTGGAGCAACTGCTCCACATATGAAGCGGTTCTCATTTGATGAGCATTACTATCAAGCATTTTTTGGCAAACCAAAAGAAGAACCTAAATCAAAACTTATTACGCCAGACAAGAAAATCATTACACCTAGATAATAAAGGAAGATATGACAACTACCCTATCAAATATAATGGATGAAATCCAGATTAACCTTGCTGGATATACATACCAACAAGATAGAGCAACTCACTTAACCAGTGCGGTTAGTACTCTAACATCACCATCTACATCTCCTACCGTGTTATCTCTAGGCTCTACTGAGAATCTAGGTAAAGGTGTAGTTGAGATTGATGAAGAGTTGATGTGGGTAGATTCATTTGACCGTGTGGCTAATACAGCCACTGTAGCCCCATATGGCCGTGGTTATCTAGGAACTACTGCTGCTACCCATACGGCAGATACTAAGGTTACTATCTCTCCTACTTTTCCACGGCACGTAATTAAGCGTGCAGTTAATGACACTATTAAAGCAATGGGCGCTACTATATTTGCAGTAAACAATACTTCATTTACTTACAATGCAGCAATTACTACTTATGCCTTTGCTAACTTAAACATAGATAATATTCTAACAATTATGTGGCAAGAGATTGGCCCATCTAAAGAATGGATACCAGTCCGTAGATGGTCATTTGATTCTTTTGCCGAACCTACAGCCTTTGGTTATGCATCTACAGACGATGTTCAGACAGTAACTATTGGAGATTATATTACTCCAGGTAGAACTGTAAAGATTGTATACGCAACTGAACCTGTAGCATTTACAACCAATGTCCAAGATTTTGCAACACAAACAGGACTACCAGAATCCTGCAAGGATGTGGTAGTACTTGGTGCTTCATACCGTTTGCTTACCTACCTTGACCCAGCACGTGCTGCACAAGTTAGCCCACAGGCAGATGAAACAGATAGCAAGAGACCATATGGTTCTTCACAGAATGCATCACGTCAATTGCTAGCCCTTTACACACAGCGCCTCTCTGAGGAAACATCAAGACAACAAGCAACATATCCAATCCGCATCCACTACAGCCGATAGGTAGATAAATGACAACACGCAAATACTCATCACGCTCACAGCAAACAACACTTGCTTCAGCGTTAACTTCCTCTGGTACTTCAGCAACTGTTGTATCAGGAACCTCATTACTAGGTGGTGCCACAATATCTGCTGGCCAAACCTTTACGGTGGTGATAGACCCAGATACAGCGCTTGAAGAAATTGTAGATGTAACGGCGGTCTCCACTAACACTCTTACTATTGTTCGTGGTATTGATGGCTCATCTGGCGTAGCCCACTCTGCTGGTGCTGTAGTGCGGCATATGGCAATTGGTAGAGATTATCGTGAAGCCAATACACACATTGAAGCATCTTCAGGAGTACACGGTTTAACTGGTTCCGTAGTGGGAACTTCAGATACCCAGACTCTTACTAACAAAACAATTAGTGCAGCCGATAACACACTTACTGGTGTGGCTACTTTAACTGGCACTCAGACACTAACTAACAAGACTTTAACTAGCCCAACCATTACTGGTACTGGTGCTATTGCAGGTACCTTTACAGGTAACCTTACAGGTAACGTAACTGGAACTGTATCAGGTAATGCAGGAACCGCTACTACATTAGCAACCGCTAGAGACTTCCAATTAACTGGAGATGTAGAAGCATCAGCCGTATCTTTTAATGGCTCTAGTTCAGTTAACTTAGTAACCTCTATTGCTACTGGTTCTATTGTTAACGCAGACATCAATGCATCCGCTGCAATTGATAAGACTAAGATTTCAGGAACTGCTATTACTGCTGGTGATACTGGCACAGTAACTAGCACAATGATTGCTGATGGCACAATTGTTAACGCTGATGTATCAGCAACTGCTGCTATTGCTAAGACCAAGTTAGACCTTGGTGGAACTATTACATCTGCTGACTTGGTAGATGGTACTATCGTTAATGCTGATATTAATGCCTCTGCTGCTATTGCTTTATCTAAGTTAGCCGTAGACCCATTAGCCCGTGCTAACCATACTGGTTCACAAACAGCCTCAACTATTTCAGATTTTGATACACAGGTAAGAACATCTCGCCTTAATCAAATGGCAGCACCTAATGCTGCTGTATCTATGAATAGCCAAAAGATTACTAACTTAGCAAGTCCTGTAGATAATGGAGATGCAGTAAGTCTTGGATATCTTGCTGGTCAAAAAGGTGTAGCAAATGGTATTGCCGAACTTGATGGTAATGGATTAGTTCCTACTCATCACCTTCCAGCCCTTGCTATATCTGAAACATCTGTAGTTAATTCACAGGCTAATATGCTTGCACTAACTGCTCAGGTTGGTGACGTTGCAGTTCGTACAGATGTTAATAAATCATTTATTCTTACAGCAACTCCTGCTTCTACATTGGGTAACTGGCAAGAGTTATTAACTCCAACAGATGCGGTTCTTTCTGTTGATGGCAGTACAGGTGCAGTAAGCCTTTCAGGTACATATCTAAATAGAACTACAGGTCAGTTGCTTGGCAACCTAGATGCTAACACACATAAGGTTACTAACCTAGGTACGCCTACAAGCAACGCAGATGCTGCTACAAAGGCATATGTAGATACTGTCGCTGGTTCTGCTACTGCTGCTGCAGCCTCCGCTGCTGCCGCTGCTACAACCTATGACAACTTTGATGATAGATACCTAGGTGCTAAGTCAACTGCTCCATCTGTAGATAATGATGGTAATACACTTCTCGTTGGTGCTCTATACTGGAACTCAGTATCTAATACTATGTTTGCTTGGAATGGTTCTGCTTGGGGTTCAATATCCTCAACTGCAGAAATCTTCCGTTATCGTTTTACTGCAGCAGGTGGAGAGACATCTGAGTCAGGACTTGACGATAATGGTTTGACACTTTCTTATCTTCCTGGCAAGGAACAAGTATATCTAAATGGTGTACTTCTTGCTCGTACTTCTGATTACACTGCTACAAACGGTACAACTATTACTGGTCTTGCAGCACTTGCTGCTGGAGATATTCTTGAGGTTATTACCTTCACAGCCTTTGACTTGGCAACAGCCATTCCAAATACTGTTTTTGATGCAAAGGGTGATTTAATTGTAGGTACTGCAGCCGATACTATTGGCAAACTAACTGTTGGTGCCAATGAAACACGTCTTGTTGCTGACTCTGCACAGGCTACGGGACTTAAATATGTGGCTGACACCACTAACTATGCTATTGCAGCAAAAGGAGATTTATTGGCTGGTACTGCCGCCGATACTGTTGCTCCATTAACTGTAGGTACTGATGGATATTACTTAAAAACTAACTCAGCAACCGCAACTGGTCTTGAGTGGGCAGCAGTATCTCAGTACTCATTGCCTTCTCAAACAGGTAACTCAGGTAAATATTTAACAACAAATGGCACTTCAGAATCCTGGGCAGCAGTAAATGTAAGTGCAATAGACGATAACTATATACTCGCTCTTATGGGCGCAATCTAAGGAAGGTAGTAACTAATGGCTACAACAAGTAAGGTGCTCTTTCGTGGAGCAGCATCAACATCAAGCACAACTCTATACACAACACCTTCAGCAACTACAACTGTAGTAACTGATATTGTTATTGCTAATACAGCAACAGCATCTGCTACTTATGAACTATTACTCAATGATGTAGTTCTAGCAAAAACTGTAACTGTCGGAGCCAACGACTCAACTGTTTTACAAATAAAACAACCACTAAGCGCTACTCACACTATTAAAGGTTTAGCGTCTGCCACTACTGTTAACTTTCACATCAGTGGCGTGGAGATTGCATAATGACAGCAGCATATAGATTATCTGATAGTTCCATAAGAAATAAAACTATTTATAACAGTATGTTGGCTGGTAATTTTAGGAACAATTCAAGCAAAGCAAATGGTGGAAATGAAATTATATCTAGTGGAGGTTTCTGGTATCACGTATTTAGAAGTTCTGGAACATTTGTTCCTAAAGAAGCAATTACTGCTAACATCCTTGTAATTGCAGGTGGTGGTGCTGGAGGTGGAACTTGGGGTGCTGGTGGCGGTGCGGGTGGTTTAATACACACAGCAAGTCAATCTTTAACTTCAGGAACTATTTATACTGCAGTTGTTGGAGCAGGCGGGGCTAAGGGAAGTCAGACTCGAAATAATGGAGTTGCTTCTAATTTAATTGGTGGTGTATTAACATTAACTGAAGCAATTGGTGGCGGTCACGGCGGAATTAGAACTTCACCTTACACAGGTGGCAATGGTGCTTCTGGTGGTGGTGGTACTGGCGCCTATGGTGTTTCAACAAATAATGGTGGTAGCGCAACTGCAAGTCAAGGTTCTGCTGGCGGAAGTGCTGTATGGTATCAAAACGGTATGGGTGGCGGTGGTGGATTTAGCGGTGCTGGTGGCAATGCTAGCACAAGTACCCACCAAAGCGGTAACGGTGGTGTTGGTACAACTACTTACTCTTCTTGGGGTTCTGCAACTAGCACTGGACAAAACAGTGGTGGAACTTTTTATTATTGTGGTGGTGGCGGTGGTGGCGCTAGCGTTGCAACAGGTGGCACTACTGCTGGTACTGGTGGTCTTGGCGGAGGCGGTGCAGGTGGTGGTGGTGGTGGTAACTATCCTTCTATAGGTATTGATGGAACACCAAATTCAGGCGGAGGCGGTGGTGGTGGCGCTCAAGGAAACATAATTGATACACTTGGAGGTAATGGCGGTTCAGGTGTCATTATTATTCGATATGCAGTTTAATAATAAAAATAAGGAGTAATAAATGGCTCATTATGCTAAAGTAGAAAACGGAATCGTTACGCAAGTAATTGTTGCTGATAATAAAGAGTGGTGCGAAAACAATTTAGGTGGCACTTGGGTTCAAACCTCTTATAATACTATAGGTGGAGTCCATTTAAATAATGGTTCTCCGCTTTATAAAAATTATGCAGGCATTGGATATACTTTTGATGGCACTGGTTTTGCTGCTCCACAACCATATCCTTCTTGGACATTAAATGCAGATACTTACTTTTGGGAAGCACCCACAACTATGCCTAAAGTAACAGGCAAAGAATACTACTGGTCAGAGGATGACCTATCTTGGAGGGAAATAACCAATGACTAAAGCAAGAGATATAGCGAGTGCAGCACCTGCACCCTCTACCGTAGATGCAACTGAGTTAGGGTATGTAGATGGTGTTACCTCTGCTATCCAGACACAGTTAGATGCAAAGACTGCAAAGTCTACCCTTACTACTACAGGTGATATTTACTATGCATCTGCTGCTAATACCCCTGCTAGATTAGGAATTGGTAGCACAGGAAATGTACTCACTGTGGCATCAGGTATCCCTAGTTGGAGCGCCCCATCAAGCGGTGCTTTAACCCTAATCACAACTCAATCTTTTAGTGCTTCTAGTTCTGTATTAGTAAATGATTGTTTTAGCAGCACTTACACAAATTACAAAGTAATCGTTAATTACACTGGTTCTGCAAGCGCAGCAACTAGACTTCGCTTTAGGGTTAGCGGTTCATCTAATAGCAATAATAGTTACGATGGAAACTGTGTTTTTATTAACAACACAACAATAGTAAATGAACAAAATGGTGCTAATACTTCTTATGTATTTAATTTTTGTAATGTAACTTCAACACCCACCGCTTTCGTAAACATTGAAATAGGTTCACCTAATGAAAGCAAACATACTGCTTATTATTCAAATGGAAATATGAGTAAAAGTGGTGCAGTAAATTCATCACCAATGATAACTGGTGGTTCATTTTTAGAAACCACTGTATTTACTGGCTTTGAATTATTTCCAGCAAGCGGAAACATTACAGGTTCAGTTCAAGTCTATGGATATGGAAAATAAAAAATGAGCAAAGTTACTGAAATTAATGCAATAGAAAATGAAGTGGTTGAAAGAGATTACACTGAAGCAGAATTAGCCCAGCGAGAAATTGACCGCCTATCTGATGAGGCAAGAGAAGCCGAATTGTTGGCTGCTGAGGAAGCAAAAGCAACAGCCAAAGAAGCAGCACAGGCTAAACTTGCAGCCCTTGGCTTAACTGTTGAGGATTTACAGGCTCTAGGTCTTTAGCATAATCTTGAGGGATTGTTCTACAAATATTAATAACTATTAAGGAGCACTGTGGCTGGTCGTGATTGACTGCCACTTGTTTAAGTAGTTAATGGCTGACTGGAGATACTCAGGGTTATCCTTGAAGTATCCCAGTCCAGCATTACATCTAATACAAAGTAATCCTCTAGGTTTATTAGTTATATGACAGTGGTCGGCAGACCAATCTCTATTGGTATATTTAGTAGTGCCACATATGCCACATTTATTTTCTTGAAGTTTTAAATATTCGTTGTACCTATCAATATCCCAACCAGGAACTCTGCGTTTATTTTGAGCACGAATCATTTCTTTATTATTCAAACGGTATTGTTTCTTTTTGATAGAAGCACAGTCTTTACATCTGGATTCAATACGAATTTTTCTATTATTTCTAATATAAAATTTAGAATGTGGTAGTTCAAGTTTACAATCAATACAAATTTTCATAGTTAAATTATACCATATGGAGGTGTATCATAGCGGGCAGAGACATAACCGAAGGTGATGATAATGTATGGCCCTTATCGGGCGATGGATTACCTATTGCTCGTGGTACCGCAGACATTGGTATTGTTTCTACAAGTACATACTGGCAGAATACATCTGACTCATATGATGTAGCAGTTGGTGGACAACCATTCTTCTATGCCATAAATGACCAACGTCCATACATTAGACAGACTGCACCTTACAAGAAGGACCAGTTTGATAATGGAGCAGAACCAGGTGAGCAATCACTTACTGGCTGGTGGATTAGAAGTCAGTCATCTTTCCACAGTGGCGAAGGCATTAAGTTCTATGACCCATCTGCTGGCGAGACAGTTGCCCATAGATTTACAGATAGCAAAGGTGTAGATGTCTGGACTAAGGGCGAGGTAACTCTACTTAAAGATGTTGCTACTGGACACGTAACATCATATCCAGTTGAATCTAATGGTCGTGCATTTCAACAACTACGTTCTATCAAATGGGGTACAACTAACGGCGTACTACTACACGATGGATATGATGTAGATAAAATTGATACTGCTGGAGCAGAGACTCACTTTATTGACTTTAATGCTGGTTCAGATGACAAGGTATATGCAATCTGTGATGATGGTACTTCAGCCTATTGGGTAACCAATGATACTGGTCCATCTGGAAAACTAGAAGTAAACTCAAAGCCTTTGGTTGGTGATGCATCTACATCTAAGACTACTTTGTTTACCGCTGCTGGTATTACAGTAACCAATGCAACTATGGAATATGTTAAAGACCGTATTGTTATGGCTGCTAATAATAAGATATATGAGTTCTCTACATCAGCATCATCATTACCTGCTGCTGTGTATACACACTCTGATTCAGATATTATTTTTACCTCTATTACAGCATCTGGTCCTGCTATTTATGTTGCTGGCTTTAGTGGTATCCAATCATTTATATTTAAGTTTACCCTTAACACATCAGGTGTTATGCCAACCCTTACCTCAGCAATTACTGCAGCAGAGATGCCAGCAGGTGAAAAAGTTTACAAGATTTATTACTACTTAGGCTATATGATGATAGGGACAAACAAGGGAATCCGTGCAGCAGTTGTCTCTGACCAAGATGGCTCCATTAACTATGGTCCACTAATTGTGGAAACCACTCAGCCTTGCTATGACTTTGCTGCACGAGACAGATTCGTCTGGTGTGCAACTGGCGTAGATGGTGAGCCAGGAGTTATCCGCATTGACCTTGGCAATGAGGTAGAAACCCTACGTTTTGCTTATGCAAATGATTTATATTATTCAGGTGTATCTGGTGTAGATACTACATCCTGTGCATTCTTAGGAGAAACAGATAGGCTTGCATTCTGCACAGAAGCAGTAGACCAAAAAGCAGTAACTAATAAAGAACGCACTGGAACTACTGCAACTATTACATCTAATGCACACGGCTATGTGGCTGGAGATAGTATATATGTTATTGGTGTAGATGCAGCACTAGATGGCAACTTTACTATTACCTCAGTAACTACAAATACAATTTCCTACACTACTGCTACATCTGGAACTATTGCATCTACTGCAGTAACTACTGGATTTGTTGGCAAGCCTGGTTATTCATACTTAGAAGCAGCATCTACATTGCTACCTACTGGTTATATAACTACAGGTTATATCCGATACGGTACATTAGAGCCTAAGAACTTTAAGCGTTTACTTGCTCGTGGTGACTTTACCTTCGGTTCATTAGTACTTGAAACTGTAGATAAAGATGGTGTTGAGTATGACCACATTACCTACGAAGCAGGAGTAACTGCAGTTGAAGTTGGTACTAATAATCCTGACACAGCGCAGGAGTATGTAGCCTATAAGTTTGTTCTTAACCGTGATGCTACAACTACTAGCCAAGGTCCAGTATTTAAGGGCTATCAAGCAAAGGCTACTATTGCTACACCACGTCAAAGAACTATGCAGTTTCCTGTTTATTGTTTTGATATTGAAACAGATAGATACAATGTGGTATCTGGTTATGAAGGTAAGGCACTAGCACGACTACAACTACTAGAAGGAGTTGAAGAGAATGGCGACGTTGTTACCTGGCAAGACCTTACTACTGGCGAAAGTCGTCAGGTAGTTATTGAGCAAGTCTCATTTACACGTATGACTCCACCTGATAAAAGGTTTGATGGATTCGGCGGCGTAATTGAGATAACTATTAGAACGGTATAATACTATGACACCTATTGATTGGGCTACATTTGCAGTAGCCGTAACCACCTTGCTTGGTACATTGTCAATTGTAATAAGGCACTTGGTTAAACATTATCTATCCGAACTTCGCCCCAATGGAGGCTCAAGTTTAAAAGATAAGGTCAATCAATTAGACGATAAAGTAGAGTTCTTAACAGAGTTAATCATACAATCACTAAAGAAATAGGTATATGAAGGCGGACGAATTTCCTAAATGGTTCTACGATAATAATACAGTCAATGACTTTGAAGTAGGATTAGCAGAGTTCAAAGGTAAAAAGAATCTTAAGTTCTTACAGATAGGTGTCTTTACTGGCAATGCATCTGCTTGGCTACTAAAGAATATTCTTACAGACCCATTATCATTACTTGTAGATGTAGACCCTTGGTGTGGCAATCTGCCCCACGAGTCAGTATATGACTGGGCAGATATACAAGAGGCTTATCAAGAACAGATAAAGCCGTATGGCAAAAGAGTTCAATCATTCAAAGCATTTAGTGGTGACTGGTTAAAGAAACACCGTGAAGGTGGCTTTGACTTTATCTATATTGATGGCGACCATCTACCAGAATCAGTTACTTTAGATGCAGACTTATCTTGGGACTTGCTTAAGTCTGGTGGTATTATGGCATTTGATGATTACGAATGGAATCACCCAGATGGATTTC